TTCAAAATAACACAACAGGCAGTAGGAACGTAGGTGTTGGATATGCTGCACTTAATGACCAAACAACGGCGCAATACAACACGGCGATCGGTCACAACACCGGTCGTGGTATCACCACTGGTTCCTACAACACAATCATTGGCGCAGCAGTAACAGGTCTGTCTGCTACACTAACCAACACTGTCATCATCGCTGATGGCGCTGGCAATAAGAGAATATACGCAGACTCCACTGGCAACGTCGGTATTGGTACGGATGCTCCTACGGAAAAACTTGATGTTGTTGGTAGTGTAACGATCAGCGGATCAATCACCAAAGGCAGCGGATCGTTCAAGATTGACCATCCTCTAAAACCCAACACGCACCACCTCGTCCATTCATTTGTCGAGGCTCCAACGGCTGACAACATCTATCGCGGTCGCGTCGATCTGATTGATGGTGTAGCAACGGTTGACATCGATGAGGCTGCACGGCTGTCTGGCGGAACATTTGTCGCGCTCAACACAAACACTGATTGTTGGGTCAACAACAAAACTGGCTGGACTGCTGTTCGTGCGACAGTCAGCGGATCGATATTGAGCATTGAGGCTCAGGACAACTCATGCGCTGACACTGTGTCGTGGCTGGTGATTGGCGAGCGTCACGATCAAACAATAATCGATGCTACTTGGACAGACGAAGCTGGTCGCGTAATCACTGAACCTCAGAAGGATCATTAAAATGATTACAAACATTTGAATCATCGAGCAGATGGACTGCTACCCGACGGAAGACAGGCAGCCAGAAGAGCAGGCAGTATAAGATGGACAACAGCCCTTTGGGGCTGTTTTTTCTAGGAGGGGGCATGGCCAAAAGATTGAAGATTGCCGTTTACGCGATCAGCAAGAACGAAGAACAATTTGTTGAACGCTTCTGTGCATCATGCAAAGATGCTGATCTTGTCTTGATAGCTGACACCGGGAGTACCGATGGCACTGTTGAAAAAGCTCGGGAATGCGGCGCGTCCGTTTATTCTATTCACATTAGCCCTTGGCGCTTTGACCTTGCTCGCAATGCTGCTCTTGCCCTTGTTCCTAGTGATATTGATATATGTATTTCGCTAGATATTGATGAGGTTATGGAGCCCGGCTGGCGGGGAGAGATTGAACGGGTCTGGGAGGCCGGTAAAACCACAAATCTCTGGTATCTCTTTGACTGGGGCAGCGGCATTCGCTTCCCCCACCACAAGATACACTCCCGCCATGGCTATCATTGGCACCACCCATGCCACGAAGACATCCGAATAGACGCCCGAATAACAGAAGTCTCGGCCAGAAGTGACAAGCTACTGGTTACCCATCACCCAGACCCGAGCAAAAGTCGCGGGCAGTACATGGAAATTCTGGAAGTTGCGGTCAAAGAAGACGACCGCGACCCGACACACTACTTCTATTACAGCCGGGAACTCACGTTTTACCGCCGCTGGGAAGAGGCTAAAGTCGCGCTCAAAACCTATTTGAGCATGGACGCCGCCAGCAACCAGAATGAGCGGTGCTACGCCCAGCGCCTTATGGCCAAGTGTTATTCTGAGACGGGCAACGCAGCAGAAGCCGAGAAGTGGCTTCTTGCCGCCTGCCGAGAATCTCCCAACACCCGCGAACCGTGGTGCGAGCTGGCTCTCTTGATGTATCAGCAGCAGTCGTGGGAAGAGTGCTTGGCAATGAGCTTACGTGCGCTGAAAATCACAGACAAAACGCTCGTTTACACATGCGACCCGACCGTGTGGGGCCACTGGCCACACGATTTGGCCGCAATTTCAGCGTTCAAGATTGAACTATACCGTTTGGCAGTGAAACATGGTACACTCGCCGTAGAATTATCGCCAGACGATGATCGCCTGAAGGCCAATTTAGACCATTACAGCGCCGCCTTGGAGACCGATAGTGATAGCTGACGCACAGATCCTTATAAACCTTGGCCTTGGGATCATTTTGGCCGGAATTGGCTGGTGGGGGAGGGTTGTTTGGGACAATCTCCAGAAACTTAAAGACGACGTTCACGAAATTGAGATTGATCTGCCAAAATCATATGTCTCCAAAGCCGAATTTAACGACACGATGAACAGAATTGAAAATATCGTGCAAAAAATTTTTGATAAACTTGACGGTAAGGCGGATAAATGACCATGCAGACATCTGACGCGAGCATCGCCCTGATACAAGAATTTGAAGGTATGCGTCTGACGGCGTATCTGTGCCCGGCTAAAGTCTGGACTATTGGGTACGGCCACACGTCTGCCGCTGGAGCGCCGACAGTCACTCCGGGAATGAAAATTACCCGCGCCAAGGCGACGGAAATCCTAAAATCTGACTTGGCGGTGTTTGAGCGTGGTGTTGCAGATCTTGTTAAAGTAGACCTCGCGCAGAACCAATTTGATGTTTTGGTGAGCTTCGCTTTCAACTGCGGTCTGGGGGCGTTGAGAAAGTCTACCCTTCTGAAGCGCGTGAACGCAGGTCGCTTTGATGCCGTGCCTGCCGAGCTGATGAAGTGGACCAAGGGCGGTGGAAAGGTGCTTCCGGGGCTTGTGCGACGCCGCCGCGCTGAAGCTGAAATGTGGCGTGGCCTGCCGAACCCTGAAAGCGAAGAAGAGGGTCGGACATCTCCTGATACGCCTAAATCCAGCAAAAAGATCACCAAGTCTAAGGAGGCAAACGCCGCTGTGGTGGCTGGTGGAGCTGGCGCGGTTGCCGCCGCGCAGGAAGTCATCCCGGTATTTCAGCAGGCTGGTTCCGTCCTCTCAGCGTTCTCCGAAGCGATTGGGCGGCCAACTGTGATTGCATTCATTGTCATTGCCATTGCCGCCGCTGGAATCTGGTATTGGCGTAAGCAGCACTTGGATGAGGAGGCAGCGTGATGAATACTGGTGTCGTTTTATCTATGGGGGATGTCATCAATGTCGCGCTGACCCTGTGCGTCATCGCCCTTTTATTGTGGGGCAGGAAATGATAATGAATTGGTTTGTTAGCCCAATCATGCGTTGGGCTGCTGTGGTCCTTGGCCTTTTTGCGACAATACTTACGATTTACGGTAAGGGGCGCAAGGACGCCAAACAAAAAATTGAGGCTGAAAACAATGCTGATGTTCTCAATCGCACGCAAAATGCTATTGCCGCTGGCGATGCTGTCAGCAGTGACCCTGAGCGGTTGCGCGAAAATGACGGGCATCGCCGCAACTAATTCGGCAGTCTGCGAAGTCTGGAAGCCGATTGGCTGGGCGTCGAAAGACACTGACCAGACAATTGTTGAGGTTAAGGTGAATAACGCTCGGCGTCAGGGATGGTGCAAAGCCGGTAAATAAGTGATATTGTACGCCGTTATCGGAGAATTTCATGACTACCGGTTTGACTTACTCGACATACAAGACCCAGATCGCGACAATGGCCGTGGTCGAGGAGACGAACGCCGATTTTCTGATTATCCTGCCGCAGGCCATAACCTACGCTGAAAACCGGATTTACCGTGACCTTGACCTGCTCCAAACCTCGACGGCAGTGACGGGTTATCAGTTAACAAGTGGAACGCGCACGATAACTGTGCCCGCAGGCACTTTGGTAGTATCTGAACAAATCAATGTCATCACCCCCGCTGGAACGTCAGACCCGGAGGCTGGGACTAGAAACGCTTTGCTCCCGGCGACAAAGGAGTTCCTCGATAATGTTTACGGATCTTCCTCAACCACGGGATTTCCGAAATATTTTGCACCATTTAATGACGACTTGTTCTACGTCGGCCCATTTGCCGACGATACTTATTATGTAGAGATTGTTGGAACGCAGCGACCAGCGAGCTTGTCTGGCTCCAATACGACAACGTTTATTTCTGACTATCTGCCAGACATCCTCATCATGGCCAGCATGATCTATGTTTCGGCCTACCAGCGGAACTTTGGTCGTCAATCAGATGACCCTGCCATGGCGCAGAGTTACGAGGGACAATATCAGACCCTGTTGAAGGGGGCTCTGTCTGAGGAGGTCCGGAAGAAGTTTGAGGCGTCCGCGTGGTCGTCTCAGTCCCCGTCACCCCTTGCCACGCCGACGAGGTGATGAATGCCACACTCATCGCTAAAGATCATTCCCGGCGTTGATCAGAATAAAACTCCGGCGCTCAATGAGGCCGCTGTATCTGAGAGCCAGTTGATTCGGTTTATTCCTGATAGGACACTTGGCGGCCTCGTCCAGAAGCTCGGCGGCTGGACAAAATATTTCCCAAACACGATTGGTTCGATCATCCGAAATCTGTGGGCGTGGGAAGACACAAATGCCAATTCGTATCTCGGTGTTGGCGCGGAAGGCATTGCTGCTGGGGGCGGGCAGACCCTTAATGTTATTGTCTCAGGGGCTCAGAACGACATCACGCCGCAGACAACGGTTGTCGATATTGCCGTCGCCTTTTCTACGACTGCCGGCAGTAACGAAGTCACCGTAACTGACACTGGCCGACAAGCCGACCCATATGACGCCATTGACATCAAGACGCAGATTAGCGTTGGGGGACTTGTTCTCTTAGGTCAGTATCCGGTCTACAACTCAAGCGCCTCTGCAAATCAATATGAAATCTATGCCAAGGATGTTCTTGGTGATCCGCAATACGCCACGTCTACGGTCAGCGGAGGCGGCGCAACAGCCGTCTACGACACAACCAGTGGCTCTAGTGTCGTCACCGTGACACTTGCCGATCACGGGCTGGCTGCGGGAGAAAATTTCCCCGTATTGATCGCGACACTTGTTGGCGGCGTTACGCTTTACGGAAATTACACTGTCCGCGAAGTCACTAGTTCCTCCCAATTCACCATTGCGGGCAGCACTGAAGCTACGGCAACTGCGAGCGGGTCTGAAAACGGGGGGGACTTATACGCGATATTCTACAACGGAATTGGCCCCATCCCCGCCGGCACGGGGTTTGGCATTGGCCCCTATGGTGGGGGCGCGTATGGATCGGGTATCCCACCAATTGCGGGGACCGGCACGCCTATAAATGCGACCGACTGGACCCTCGACAATTGGGGCGACACGCTGATTGCTTGCCCCACTAACGGCCCAATTTACCGGTGGAGCCCGCCTAACGGCGACCCCGTGGCCCTAATAATACCGAACGCCCCGGCGGTTAACGACGGCATGTTTGTCGCAATGCCGCAGCGTCAGATTGTTGCGTGGGGCTCCACATTTACAGGCGTTAAAGACCCGCTCCTCATTCGCTGGTGTGACGTTGACAACTACAATTCATGGATTGCGCTTGTCATCAATCAGGCTGGATCCTACCGCATTCCAAAGGGTTCCCGCATCGTCCAATGTATTCAGGGGCCACAGCAGGGCCTCATCTGGACAGACATTGGTGTCTGGGCCATGCAATACGTTGGCCCCCCTTATGTTTATCAGTTCAACGAAATCGGTAATGGTTGTGGCTTGATTGGGACAAAGGCCGCAGGCTCTATGGGCGGCGCTGTCTACTGGATGGGTCCAAGTCAATTTTATCGCCTCTCTGGTAATGGGGTTGAACCAATCCGGTGTCCAGTGTGGGACGTTGTCTTTCAAGAACTAGACACAGACAATCTTGATAAAATACGCTTCGCCGCAAACAGCCGTTTTGGAGAGATCATGTGGTTCTTCCCCACCACGAGTAATGGTGGCGAGAACTACGGCTATCTCAAGTACAACACGGTGATCGACCAGTGGGACTATGGTTTCAATACGGACGACAATCCGTATGTTTCTCGCACCGCTTGGATTAACGAGAGCGTCCTTGGGCCGCCTATTGGGGCAGCCCTTAATCAGTACATCTACCAACACGAAACTTCCCAGAACGCCGACACGCTCCCCTTGGTCTCATCGTTTCAGACCGGCTACTTCGCCGTCAATGAAGCCGACGTGAAGGTGTTCATTGATCAAGTTTGGCCCGACATGAAGTGGGG